TTACTTGCTTCCAGTTTTGTCCAACCGGGTCGGCAGGTTGGACAATTCCTGTTCCCCCTCCGCCCTCAGTTGGGCCTTCAGCGCCTGCCGCGACAACCGACGCTGATCGGCCCCGCGCTTGTAGGGCGCAAGCGCCGAGTCCGACCGATGTCCGGTGATCGCCTTGATCTGCTCGTTGCTGCACCCAGCCTCGACCAAACGCACCGTCTCGGCCTTGCGCAAGCCATGCGCCGCGCACTGCGGCAATCCCGCCTCGTTGCAGCGGTCGCGGAACCAATTACCAAAGCCCGCCGAGGTGAACGGTGCGCCCTTCTCGGTCACCAAAAACGTCAAATTGGTGCGCGGCACCGACGCCAAAACCCGCAACAGTTTCGGGTGCAGCGCGACCAGCAGCGGGCTGTCGGTTTTCTCCTGGCGCACCGCGATGGCGTCGTCGGTCACATGCTGCCAACCCATGCGGACCACGTCGCCGCGCCGTTGCGCGGTGTACAGCAGCAGCGCCAGCGCCAGCCGCGCCTTGGTGCCGACCGCATGGTGCGCCTCGAAGGCGGCGATCTCGCCTTCGCTCCAGGTATGAAAGCCCTCGCCCTGGCTGCGGTACTTCTTGACGCCAGCCGCCGGGTTGCTGTCGATGATGTCCTGGCCGACCGCGTAGTCGAGCAGCACCCGCAAGACCTTGAGCAGGTTGTTGGCTGCTTCCGGCGTGTCCGCCTTCGCGCCGATGATGTCGCTGATGTGCGAACGTTTTAGCCGTTTGACGGGCTTGCTGCCGTAGGTCTCGGCTGCGTTTGGCGCGCGAGCGGCCCGAAACCGCTCGATGATATTCCGGCGCATGACCTGCGTGCTCGGCTTGAGCCCACGAAATTCCGGCGAGCGATAGTATGATACGCACAGCGCGTCGAACGATCCGGCCTTGGTGCGCGATGCCCCGATCTCGGTCGCCTGCACCTTGAGGCCGTCCATCGCCGCCGCGTGCTGGCGCATGAAATCGTCCGACCATGGCGTGCCGGTCAGATAGATCGAGAACGCGCCCTTGCGGAAGCGCACGCGGCGCTTGCCGTGACGGTCGACGTTCCAAGAACAGTTTTTAGGCAGACCGTTGCGTGTCTTTAACATGGGTGGAAACCTCGTCCCAAGGATTCGCGTCGGCGTCGGGGCTGCCGTTCGGCGGCTCGCCGGACAGGATGGTGATCGTCCCGTGCCTGTCGATTTTGATGCACGGGTTCGGAATGCCGGCGGCTCGCGCGGCCCGAATGGCGCGCACGGCGTCGTTTTTCCGGAAGGTCAAGTCACGGGGATGGCGGGGCATAGGCGAGATTCCCTTCAGGCCAGGCAAAACTCCAGCCTTTGTTGAAAACCCGCCGGGAAATCGCGTCGGTCCGTGGCGACGCCTGCTTCCGGCCTGGCGATGTTGGCCGCCAACTTACACAAACGGGTGCGGGCGGCAAGTCCGGGCCCATCATTGGGTGCGGGCACCATCACGCCACAGCCGCAACCGGGATGCCGCTCAGCCGCACCCTGCAGGTGGTGTCGCTCGATCCGGCCGCCCGCACGGCGACCCCGATCGGAAACATCCCGGTGGCGCTGGCGTTGACCACGTTGTGGTTCGTGGTGTTGTCGAACCACACGATGGCGCCCTCGTTGATCGCCCCGGGCGCCGCCTTGGGCAATTCCCAGACGCCGGTCAGGCTGACCTCGACCTCGGCGCCGCTGTCCGCGTCATAGGCGCAAACGCCCGCGAGGGCGCCGACGACGATCAGATCGCCGGACTTCACGGCGGCGGGCGCCGTCAGGGTCACCGTGTTGCCGTTCTGGATAAAGTTCTTCGCCATTTGAAACCTCCTTCAAAATCCTTTGTTCGGGCTCGGCCGCAGGACGACGTTGCGCGGCCGTTGTGGGTTCAATTCCGCCTCGAGCGCGGCGATCGCATTTGTCAGCTCGGCATCGCTGCGGAACCGGGTCTCGCGCTCACCAAACCGCACGAGCCGGGTGCCGCTCGCGCGCGCGGCCTTCAACGTATCGAGCTGTGTTTGCAGCGTGGCGGCGTCGGTCATTACTGGCCTGCGTTGCTGTACCAGCCGCGGGATTCCACGAACCCCGCGCCGTAGTCGAGGCGGACCTTCACCTGCACGCCATCGACCTCGAAGCCGGCCCGGCTCTCGACCTGCGGGCCGGGCGCGCCGGCGAGATAGCTGTATTCGAGCCCGTCCATCAGCGCCGGGTTGGCGACGACGTACCAGCGCTTGCTGTCGGCCAACCTCGGCTCGACCACCAAACGCAGCGAGGCGAACACGTTGACGTCGCTGATGGTGATGGCCCTGATCTGGGTCAGCAGCTTCTCGACCGAGGTCTCCATGTCCGACGGGATCAACACCGCCCACGGCGTGCAGTCGATCGGGCCGCCGCCGAGGCCGACCTGCTTGCGCATGGCGAGCCGCGCGGCCGAGAGCGTGGTTTCCGATGGCGCGGCGCCGGTGCCGGAAACGTTGCCGTGCGCCGCATGAAACAGCGGGTCGGCGTCCTCCATCGTCGGGCCGGTGCCGGCGTTGGACACCAGCAGGTTGACCAGGAACTGCGCCTCGAACGCCGCCGCCGCTTGGCCGAGCCGCCTCGAGATGTCGGTGAAGGCGCCGAGGTCGTCGTTGACCAGCGCCTTGCGGGTGATGCCGAATATCTTGCCGAAGCTGTCGACCGCGTAAGTCTCCTCGCCCTCGGCCATCGTGCCGTGCTTGAACTCGCCGTGCTCGTTGACCTTCTCCAGAACGAAGCCGGTGCTGTCGAGCATCAGCCGGTGCTTCTTGCGGAAGTCGGCGGCCGTCGTCTGCCGCGCGAGCTGGCGCAGTCCGCTGGGCGCGGCGGTGTAGGACGCCCGCAACGTGCGCCCGACGACGTCGGCGAGGATCAGCGAGAAGTCGGATGTGGTGTTGAGCGCCCTGGTGATCAGGGTATCGACGCTCATGCCGGCGGTGGTGACGCCCGAGCGGTTGAGGCTGGTGCGCGCGATCTCAGGAATGCTCAGTCCGACGAACTGGTGCGCCACTCCGGACGGCCGGAACGCAGGATCGACCCGCACCATCAGCGCCTCGCCTGCGGCCCTGATGTAGGCCTCGGGGTTGTCGACGGTCTGGGTGTTGTGCGCGGTCATGATCGGCGTCCTTCCTCTGGTCACGAGCTGGTCGAGAACGACGCCGCGGGCGTCCTCGACCGAGGCCCCACGGTCGATCAGGTCGTCGGTGACGATGCGGTCTACACCGGCGCGGGTGCACAGCTCGCGGATGGCGCGGTTGGTGGCGGCGCGGCCACTTGAGGGACCCAAGTCCCTCAGGTTGCGGGTGCGGGCGGTGCGGTCGGCCGGGACCGCCACGAACGACGCCTCGCGGATCGACCACTTGGCGGCCGTGCGGGTGCGCTCGCCGGTGGTGGTTTGTCCGTCGCGCCAGGCCTCGACCTGGTAGCCGATCGACATGTTCCCGATGATGCCTGCCCTGATGTCGGCGATGATTGGCGCGACCTCGGGCCGCGTCGAGAACTGAATGCGGCCGATCACCTCGTCGCCGTCGACCCATGCCTCGGCGATGGTGCCGAGCACGTTGTCGAGGCCGCCCTGCTGGTGGCTGTCGAGGACGCTGACGCCGCGAACCGCGGCGACGTCAAGTCCCGCAGGTGACAGGATCTCGAAGTAAGCCCCGCGCTGGTCTTGCCGCCGCACCGGGTTCGCGGTGGCGATCACCGCCTCGACCGTGTTGTGCTCGGCGTCGAACGTCCGCGGCCGCGGGATGGCGTCGCGGGTCTCAAGCGTCTGCGCGCTCTCGCGCAGCAAAAGACGGTCATGCAGCATTTGTTGAATCTCCTATCATCAGGGCGGGATTGGTCGGACGCGGCGGCGTCGGCCTGAAGCTGTCGTTAGCGATCTCGGCGTCGACGGCCGCAAAGTCGCGACCGCGGCGCTCGATGATTTCCTGTCTTGAGGCCAGCCCGTTTTGCATCAGCAAGACGTCCGCCTCGGCTTCGCGGTACGGATCGAGCGGCGCGAACCCGGGCCACATGGCGGTCATTGCGAAATAGGGTTCGGGGTTGGACTCGAAGTTCGGCGCATAGAGACGGCCCGACAGAACTTCGAGGGTGACGAAGCGGCGCCAGATCGGACGCAGAACACGTGCACCCAGCAGCGAAGTGCGGATTGCGCCGACGCGGCGCTTGAACGCTTCCAGGCCGAGCTTGGCGCTCGAATAGTTCACCTGCGACAAGTCGCCGGCGAGCAGCTCGTACGGCACGCCGACGCCGGCCGCGATCTGGCGCAGCAGGTGGCGCATCAGGTCGGGCATGTCGTCGGCCGACGGCATCGCCGGGAAGGTGATGGTGGCGTCTGGCGGCAATATCCGCAGCACGCCCGGTTCTAGCGACAACTGCTGCGGGTCGACCTTGCCATCACCGAAGCCGCTGGTGCCGCTCGGGTCAGTGACGAAGCCGCCGAACAGTGCCGCCGTGTTCGCCCTCGCAAGCAAAGCGTCTTGCAGCCGATCGAGCTCCATCAGCAGCGTGAGGACCGGCGTCAGCCACGATGTTCCGCGCACCTGGCCGGGCACGTCCGCCCGGAAAATGTGGATTATGTCCTCGGCCGGAATCCTCGTCGGCGCCCACTGCATGTTCACTATGAGATCGGGCTGCTGCGGGAAAATGTGATAGGCGGTTCTGCGGCCGGTCGCGTCGAACTCGACGCCCGCGATGATCCTTGTCATGTCCTCAAGTTCGCGCGTGCGCGACGGATCGAGCTGCTCGGGGCTGAGCAAGCGCAGGCGCAGCTCGCCGCGCGGCGTCGTCACAAAATGCAGTAGCCCGTCGCCGCTCGCCACCGTCGAACGCGTGGCGCCCGAGAGCATGCCGCCGAGATCGGCCACGCCCTCCTGGTCGCAATCCTCGTAAAAGCGCGCCCAGCCATCTTCGAGCGCGCCGCGGATGGCTTCGTTCGGGTGCCCGCTGCGCACGCTCGGGCCGTCGCCGACGAGCGATGATGTCCACACGTCGGCGACCGACGCGGCGCTCGGGCTGTTCGAGATCAAATATCCGGCGCGGGCGTAGAGCTGGTGGCGGGCCATGAGCTGCTGCCGCGCCGGCGCCCACATCGACGCCCACTGCGGCCAGCGATTGCCGCCCGACGCCGCATCGAACGAGCGGCCGAGCAGGCCGTTCATGGCGTTGGCGATGCGGGCGCGAAGTTTCATTGCAGCCGTTCCTTGGCGCCGTCGACGACGGTTAGCCGCACATCCTCGCCGAGCGGCAGCGCGATCTCGGTCGTCAGCCAAACCGCGGCGGCGTCGAGCGGCAGGCCGAGGGCGCGGGCGACGTCGCCAACATTGATCGGCTCGCAGCGCGCCATCGTGGCGAGAACCTCCTCCTTCACCTCGGCGGCGCGGCGCGCGAAGTCCGGCGAGGCCACGTAAGATTCCAGCGCAGCCCACTCCGGCCCGCGACGTTGGCACTTGACGGCCGTCAACTCGCCATCGAGCTTGGCGATGCCGCAGCGCATGGCGAGGTCCTTTAGTTTATTCTGCATGAGCTAGTCTCGATCACCCGGCGCTGCGGCGCGCTCAGCGGCCTCGGTGCTTTCATGTGCAACGGGTCGAACTGCGCCTGCGCCGCGTCGCGCCGCTCGGCGAACTCCTTGATCCATTCCTGGTAAAGCGGATGGTCCGGCGGCAAAAAGAACGAGCCGCCCGTCAGGTCGAAGCCGGCCTTCTCGGCGCGCTCGCGCATGTGAAGCATGATGGCCGCGACGTTGACGATGAAGATGCGGCGCGGCGGATTGCTCCGAAGGTAACCCGGAAGCTGGTCGGCCAGCCCGACGCCACACCACCAAACACCCGGAGCCTGCTCGCCGACGGCGAACAAAACGGCCTCGTCGCGGTGCTCGATGCGGGCCACCGCTTCGATCCACTTGTCAAAAAAGCCTCGAACAACCATCGCCGCGGCGCGCCGCCCCATCCCCGAGCGGCGCAAGTCTTCGCAGATCATCATGGCGACGCCGTCGATCAGCAGGCTGCGATCTTCCAAAACCGGGCGTTCGGCGCC